TTGGATAAAGAAACACAAAAAGAAATGAAAAAAAATCAAGAACTGATTGACCATTATGATTATTTAAAAAATGCCGCTTCCTCCACAGACTGCACCGGACTGATCCCGGCGCTGCCCGAATCCGAGGACGAGCTTGATGCCTACAATGATGTTTATCAATATCAGACTCCACTCGTCAAACCAAAATCATAGAGGGAGCACACCCGGTTACTGTTCAGTAACACACCCACTCTCCAATCACGATAATTTGACAAAAAACGTTGTTCTTCGTCAAACAAAATGCTATAATGTCTTTATCGTAGGTAAAACGAGTCACAACAAGTGATACAAAGGAGAGATATAAATAATGAAATGCCCAAAATGTGGAAAGGATGTCATTTTACAGAAAAAGCAAGTAGGGGTTGATGAAAATGGCAATCCGGTTTTAAACGAATACGCAATCTGCAAAGACTGCAAAAAACAATGGAATCTTGACAAACAACGTGCAAAAAAATCGGCTCCTAAACCGGCTGCTTCTGTAGCAAAACATACAGAAGCAGCTCCAAAGCAGGAGGCGCCAAAAGCACCTGTAGAAAAAACAGAAGAAACAAAAGCAACAGAACAAAAGAAAATCGCTGAGCACACAGACGAGCAAAAACATCCTGTACAGAAAAAGAAGCGTCCAGCTTCCGAAAGACCTGTTTCTGAGCATTCCGAAAGACCGAAAAAGAAACGTCCGGTCTCTGATCATTCTGAAGAAGCGCCTCGGAAAAAACGTCCTGATTCCGAAGCTTCTGATGCTGTACCTAAGAAAAAACGCCCGACTCCTGCAGATTCAAAAACAAGAGTGATTTCTGTTCCGGAAGAATTCAAACAGGAACCTTCCGAAGAAGGGCAGCGTTACGGTAATATTCCTTCTGAAAAAGTACGTGCAAAACGTGAACGTGCAGTGAAAAAAAGTTACGAGGATATGCTTGCATCTGATCCGGACAGAAAGTCTGTACACAAACGCAAGCCGGCTCCGAAGCCAGTAGAAGAACCGGAAGAAATCGAAGACGAGGAAGAATATGAGGATGATTACATCACTCCAAGATTCCGGGTACTCCGTGTGATTTTCGGACTTCTTTCTATCGTAGCGTTTGGTTTCTTTACATACAAAGGAGTGATCAGCGGACTGGACAGCATTACCTCCGGAAGTAATTCCAACATTGGTACTTTCTATGTCATCATGGCACTTTGCATGCTGATCTCCGGACTGCTTCTTCTCATTCTTCAGAAGAGCAATACGATTTTTGCATTCCTGCTCCCGATGCTCTTTTATATCGGATGCAGCGTGATCGGTTTCCTGAAACATGGTGATGACAAGATGCTCTTATACAGTGCGATCGCATGTGTTGTACTTGCAGTGATCTTCCTGATCCTGACGATCTTGTCCAGACGTGACACTGAGGAAGACGAAGACTTTGATGATTATGATGATCCATTCGAAGAGGACCACGATAACTACTAATTTTAAATTATAATTTTATGCCGGTCTGATTTCATTCAGACCGGTTTTTTTCACGCTTCTTTTTTTCCGGCATATACTTTTAGTAACATCTTTAAAAACTATGGAGTGCTTATGAAAAAAAGAATTCTCACATTTCTTCTTGCCGCATCCATGATCCTGCTTACGAGATGCCACTCTTCAAACAACAGTACCCCGACCGGCGGCAATCCGGATTCTTCCAAAGAGGAATTGACAAAACTCACCTTAAATGAAGTTGCACACTCGATTTTCTATGCCCCTATGTATGTTGCCATCGAAAAAGATTATTTCCGGCAAGAGGGCATTGAACTGGAGCTCGTCACAGGATTTGGAGTAGTATAATTAGTACAAAATAAATGATACAATATTCAGGACGGCAACTCCATCCGTCCAACACTCATATACGCCGCCCGTAAAAAGGTGTGCATCATTTCGGTTGTCAGCGTCATACCTTCTGGCAACCGGAACTTGAATGTATTACCTGGTATCTCCAAAAACTCTTGGTAAAGCAAAAATGTATCGTAAGATTCGTATATTTGATATTCCATACTTGCTCCCCCTCTTGTATTAACTACATATATTATAGCACAGAGGGGTTTGAATTGAATTTATTAAAAATACATTTTGATAGAAAATAATATTATTCCCCTCAGAGAGCTGATCTCCGAGGGGATTTTTATTAAATAGATGTGGTCTCTTTACTGTAAATTACCGACATGAGCCTTGCATACCATGGCGCTTTAGGACTCCACTTGTAACACGGCATGTCCTTACCATTGTTGTCCTTGTAAATCTGCTGGATGATTTTTAATTCGTCTGGATGACCCAATGTTATTACTTTTTGACCGTCAAAATAATACACTGCACCTTTTCCTTCTACTGTAAATAAACATTTCATCTCTTCTTCTCCTTCCTGTTCGATTCCTGTATTCTGTTTTTTTTGTTCGCTGCATGCAGACGCTCTACTGTCGATTGCCTTTGCAATCAGCCCAGCAATTCCTTTTGTACCTAAATTTCGATATCTGGCCACATCACCTGTGCCAGTGCAGAATAATGTCTCCACGATCATGCCAGGCATATTAGATGCATTCAGATCATGGTATCCCGAACTGTACTTTACACCACGGTTAGCAAATCCTTTATTTGCGAAATTCTGGCAGATGTTACTTGCGATCGTATTCATGGTCTGGTTGGATGCATCGTATAACCACACCTCTGTGCCGCCAGCTGACGCCGCTCCTGCCGCATTCATGTGCAAGGTGACATAGATATCGCACCCCGCACTATTCGCCCTATTTGTTCCGTCAGATAACTCGCTGGACACATTGGATGCATTGGAATTACAATCAACCACAGTATGACCGACTGCCTGTAGCATTGGTACAAGCTCATTGTAGATCTTCCGTACTTCTGCCTGCTCATCGATCAGACCGATTGCACCTTTACAATTTGGGGAATGCCCTCCCCTTAAGCCAATTTTCATTCTTTCTCTTCCTCCTGCTCTTCTGTTTCAAATGCTTTTTCCAGCTCCTCTACGGATACTCTGCCAAATTCGTTCTGTTCGCTCATGTTCTCACCTCCTTGTGCGATGTCGCACAATAAAAGAGGACGATTACTCGCCCTCCTGCTCCTGTGATTTATTTGTTAAAACATCCAGTGCTTTTTTTAACGCTTCCGGATATTTCACGCCCATAATTCCAACATTTTCCAAAATCGAGATACCCTCATTTGCTATAAATGCCAGTACCACGGCTGTACGGATGTAGTCTACGCCGAGAGTAACATCCAGCCGATATGCAATAAGTACGATCAGTAGGGATACCCCTTTTCTGCACAGGCCTTTCCATGCAGAGTAGCTGCTTAGCGCACCGTTCTCCGATTTGTTGCTCTTTTTCCAAAAGGCTGCGATCAGCAATCCAAGAACAAAGTCTACACCCATAAAAATGAGTAATGTAGTCAAATCCTCGGACCATCCTCCGATCAGGTTTACGAATCCTCCAGCAATAGCTCCAAACACCATGCATAAAAACGCCTTTACATTTGCTAACTGTTCCATTTTCTTCATATCCTCACTTTCCTTTCTGTTTTTAAAGTATAAAAATAAGACCATCACGGTCTTGCTCTAATCTCCATATTCGCTCCTTTAATCAATCATCTGTAATCCACGTGAACGTTGCGTGACGTTCTGTCCATGCGGCATTCTCCACATAAATCTTGATCCCCCCATCTTTTCCTATGCCGTATCTTCCCGTTCCAAATATGTTAGGTCCTGAAACTTCACTATAGGGAGCAAAGAAATCCACAACCGGTCGATATCCTACTGGAATTTTCACTTCGTTGAATGGCCCGTATTCGCCACTTCCCGGAAATTGTGCAATCATTGTGATCTTGCATGTTACCATACATCCTCTTCTTTTTAGTTCCACACGGATGTTATTAGCGGAGTTTGTACTTGTATATGGACCTTTCACGGTACCGGAATCGTAATTGCGATACGCATATATGCTTATACGTGGGGATACAGAATTTCTTGCATATATCATTTCATCCTCAAACTGGATTGTCGTTGCTTTTCTTGTATTTTCATTTGTAAACATGATGTTTTGCAAGTTCACGCTCATAGTAGCTCGATCTGTTGTCGGAGCCTTACCGGAGAAAGCCAAATACGCATTACTCAATGACGCAACATTTTCCACTGCTCCTTGCACGATTTTCTTGCTAATAATCTTTCCGGATGTAACATCGATAAGCATTGTTCCATTCTTATCCTTAATAAGTCCGGCAGTTACAGTTCCAAGATCTGCCGCTATCGCACTTAAAGTCTGTGCGTTTAAGTTATCAACAGAAATATAATGGATCACCCACCTACTTCCATCCCACCGCTTGATCGGCTGACCGGATGCCGTTTGCCATAACTGGCCAACTTTAGGATTTGACGGAGCCGTAGAAGATACAATTATGCCACTTGGTCCTGTTGCTCCTGTAGCACCGGTCGCTCCCTTATCACCATATGCTCCGATGATACATGGTGCTGATTGATACGTGCTACCATTTGTATAGGTAACAACTTCATAATTCCACAGATATTTTTTTGACGCCGTTATTGCTTGTACAGTTGTAGTCCATCCTGATGTGGACGCCGACACACCGCTTCCGCTTGCCGTTGCAAGATAATAATTCGTGATAGACTTTATTCCGTTTCCAGTTACCCCTTGTGGTCCCGTTGCACCAGTTGCCCCCTGCGGTCCTTTCGGGCCAGTCGCTCCTTGTGGCCCCTGCGGTCCAGTAGCACCTGTATTTCCTTGAGGTCCTTGCGGACCAGTAGCTCCTGTTGTTCCTTTGTCTCCGTATATCCCGATTATTTTTGGTGTAGTGGTCGCTGTCGTATTATCTGTAAACGTAAATTTTTCATAGTTCCACAAGTATTTATTTGTTGCTGTCATCGTCGGAACTGATGTACTCCAACCGCTTGACGCTGTTGTAATTCCTGTTTTTGCGGAAGAAATCAAATAATATTCTGTAATAGTTTTTATCCCTCTTCCAGACGTCCCCGCCGGCCCTTGTGGTCCATTATCACCTTGAGGTCCCGTTGCTCCCTGCGCGCCCTGTTTCGATTTCGAAACCGTAAACCGTCTTGTGATAGAATTTCCGTTGTATGTTACTTTAATGTCAACCCATCCGTTATCCGTAGATAGAGCGGATACCTTGTAAGTACGTGTACTTAAATCCCATGTACCAGCAATTCCGGAAGATTTTGTTACGGTGTAAGTAGCGACTTCTGAAACGTCCTGTGCGCCGTTGTAAACCTGCACTTTTGTAGAGCAATCTATAAAGTTTCCACCGTTTCCGTTTGTGTCTGTTGCTACTGTTTGGGAATCGTTGGACAATGTTACTACTAAAGTTTCTATGTCCTCTGGAGCCGGTGTCCATGCTGTTGATTTATTACCTTCTTCTAGCTGTAGATTTCGATATTCGATCGTAGATCCGACAGTTGAATTACTCCAATCAAATAAGAATAGCGAACGAGTTGCCGTAACGTTTGCAACCTCTTTAACAGAAGCCACACCGGAAACCCTTGTCCATTTTCCTACTTCTAAACCATTAATGCCAATAAAGTTACTAAAAATACTACTATTATGACTGGTATCCCTAAAATCAACCTTCGTACGCAGATTGGTAAACGAACCGGTTATTTTAACATCGAGTGAGAACGCAAATTCAGTCCCTACACGTTTCGACAGTTCCGTTACCGGGGTTGTATAAAAACCTTCAATCCATCCATAAGCGCTACCTATACCTGTGGCTTTCGTAGTAATTGTCGCACCTGGAGTAGTTGTTGATGAATGGTCTGTCCCAGTACAAACAATCCCGTTTTTACTATTTTTCAGTATGTTTCTACCACCGATTTTCAAATTATCCACATCCGTAAGCACAACAACACTCTGCGTATCCAAAGCATTTATAGTCCCGTCTGCGCTGTAAAGCGTGCAACGGAGTATTTTCGCAGTTGCAGTCGGTGTATACTCCTTTGCACTTTCGTTCGCAGATGAGGTGTATTTCACGGAGTATGATGTTCCGTTGGTTGACTCTTCGATTTTAAATCTACCATTATATGGTATCCTTGTCGCACTGTCTCCATCTCGATAAAACGACCGGAATGTTATTTTAGATGGTGTTAAAGCTCCGTCTGCACCTTTTTTAATAGCGGTATCGGACGCTTCCAGGATGTAGCTTCTTGAGTTTGTTCCGTCTTTTCCATTTTCGCCTTTGATTTTTGTCCATGCGTATTTCGTCGGGTCTGTAGAATCCGCTTGCGTGAAATCTGTATACTGTCCAATATAAAACTTCCCAGCGCTATTCGAAACATCAAACCCTGTCTTTCCATCTGCGCTGTTTGCGTAGGCGATATGTAAATAACTTGTTTTCCCATCTGCACCATTCTTACCAGCAATTCCCTGATCTCCTTTTACGCCTTGCGATCCTTTAAACTGCGACCAGGTATATCTTGCAGGATCTGTAGAATCTTCCTGTACAAAGTCCACATAAGTTCCAATATAAGCAGACGGCGTCTCTGTCATCTGACTGAACGTTGTCGGCTTTGCCACAGAAGAATACTTGATGTGGAAATAACTGGTCTTTCCATTCGCACCAGCTGTTCCAGGAATCCCCTGTTCGCCTTTTTCTCCTTGCAGCCCTTGTAGCCCACGTTCCCCCTGTTCTCCTTTTATTTTTGTCCATGTATACTTCGTAGCATCTGTACTATCTGCCTGTGTATAATCCGTGTACTGCCCGATATAGAGCTTATTTGTACCATCCGTGGTGGAAAATCCCGTCTTGCCATCTGCACTGTTTGCGTAGGCGATATGTAGATACGGGGTCTTTCCATCAGCTCCCGGCTTTCCGGGTGTTCCGATCGCCCCGTCTGTGCCTTTGATCTTGCTCCATGCGTATTTTGTCGGGTCTGCGCTGTCATTTTGCGCAAAATCAACATACATTCCGATATATTCCCTATTACTGTCGGACACGGAAAAATCTGTCCTACCGTCTGCGCTGTTCGCATAGGCGATGTGGGTGTACTGTGTTTTTCCGTCCTTCCCATCTTTTCCCGGGATTCCCTGATCCCCCTTTGGACCCTGTATACCATCCAATCCCGGAGCGCCTTGTGGTCCCGGAGGTCCCTGTTCGCCTTGCTCTCCTTTCTCACCTTGCGGACCCTGTTCCCCGTCTTTTCCGTCCTCTCCATCCATTAAATCTGCAATCGTAACCTCGTAATACCCACGTTTTATCCCATTTTCCATAGCCTCAAACGAGTACACCGCCTTTGTATCCACGTCAGTAGCATTTACCGTAACACTCTTACCAACATAAAACTCTGTGCCATCTTTGCTCCACCGGAATTGTAGCTTGTCTGCCACGTCCACGCCGTTATCGTAAGCGTAAGCTGTCAGAGTAGTGCTGCCGATACCATTTTTAAAGATGATGCCGTTGTTTGTGGCAATGGAGCAGGTGTAAATCTTTGTTTTGTTAATCAGATCCTCTACTTTCTGCAGCAAATCTTCCGAGATTTCCGACTGCAGCTCTTTAAAATTGGTAAAGACTGTCTTGTTTGCTTGCGGATTCGTGAAACTGCGAACCTGCTCCGATACTCTTGCACTCAAGTATAAGGTAGGAACGTACTCCTCATCTTCGATCTCCACGGTATCTCCGATAGCGGTATCAAAGTATCCCGTCACATCATAAGTCACGACCGGTTCAGATGCTGTTCTCAAGTCCGATAGCGCCATACTGTACAGTTTGTCTTTGTTATCCGTATCGTAGGATTTTGGCATAAAGATGTATCCATCTTCCTTGTTTATCAGGTTTGATGGAAATCTGTCCCTTGCCTGCGGCGCCCGGATATCTGGACCTTGTGTATAAAACTCTACTACGCCGTTCTCATCCAGCTCTTCTTTCTCAATTCCCTGTATAGTCAGTCCATCCTTTCCTGTTGGACGGATACCGGTGTACAGATTTTCGATACTGGATTCCTTCCGGATGCCGGTAACATTTTTCCCGTACCGCAGTTTGATATCTCCCCGGAACTCCCCAACTCCCGTGTTATTGTCTGAGTGTTCCCGATACACGTTCATTACAATTTCTTTCAGTGAATAATCATCATTTAACACAGTCTGGAACTCAATCTCCGCATCGAATACATTCGCCACGGAAAATAAACGGGACAGTACCGTTGCCTCACCTGTCCATTCGTTTGAAATCCGCTTATCTGACACTTCATTGATCCCGATCCGCACGGTACGTTCCGGATCAAAGGCAGTTACATATTCCTCAAAGCTCATTGCGCTTTCAGATTTGTACGCACCCACATTCTCATTGATCAATTCGAAACTTAAAGACCATGCTGTCGCAGTAACTGTAAATTCATCCTTTTCCACATGTACGATATTCAGATAGTAGTCTTTTCCGTTATATACAAAGGCTACTTTATTCCCTTCTACGATATACGCCGCATCCTCGTGTTTGGAACTTACCGTAAATGCGTATGTATTCGCTGTCCCCTGCAGATATTCATGGAGCTCATCGTTCCAATAATGCATAGAGTTTCGATGGGTGTTATCCAAAAATGCAAGCACCCTGTCATGTGGATTCAGTACGGCAATTCTGATTTCATTCATTATAAATATGCCTCCCTTATTTTTGCTTTAATCGTTGGCGGCGGACTGCTAAATGCCGAGTAGGAGAACTGGATCTCCGTCTCTCCCGGCGGTACCAGAAAATGCTTACTTCCTCGGATTTCATCTTCCATCCGCTTCATCCCGTTTACATAAACCGCTGTATCATTTCCATCAATATAGACCACATCTCCGGACTTATACCGGTTCGGCACATCTCTGTATTTTTCCACGTTATCTTTGCGGAACCAGATTTTTTTAAGATAGTTATGCGTAACCAGCTGATTCCCGAGATTCCGGTCTCCCCACTGCCCGATCCAGACCTGTATCTTCTCACACGCCATGTCTTTAATCTCCGGGATAGTAAAATAATAATACTGACCGTACCAAAAAATCCGTAGCCTGTCACCCTCTTTTAAAAAATCATTATGACCGCCACCCATCTTTAAATTAAACGGGTTTCCCTCATAAGCTGTCGGCTGGAAATCCAGTGTCTTGATCTTCTTGTTTTGTGGTGCGAACCAGTCCACATGCGCCGTATTACCAACCGTATCACTCTTGTTAATAGACATAGAGCAGATCACTTCATTTTCCCCTGTAAGAAACGCAATAGTCTGTGCTCCCGTCTGTCCCATCAATCCAGTCTCGAACCAGTGCTGCGTGTAACAGTAAAAGTTCTTTGCCCCACGTCTGCCCTCGCTGTCAACCGGGATAGTAAGTGTTCTCATTCCGCCGTTCCAGTGTCCGTTCGTAGCCTGCCCACCCTTTAAAGCCATTACGCTGTATCCGGCAACGTCCCGCACTTCCAGCGTTCCTTGTGTGGTATTCTCCGGATTTTGATGAGAAGTACCGTGATCGTCTTGAAACAGGCTATACCCCTCTGACAGTATCTCTGACGCCTTATAGTCTTCGCCGTCTGCTTCTTCGATCTTGCCGAGTTGTATTGCACCGTATTTACTGGCAATCCCAATAAATCCATTTTCATGGTTGTGAGTGATATCGTAGCTTACCGGAACGGATTCTGTACCACCATTTACAATAGTAAGCGTCTGATATCCGCTTTCCTGATGGGCAGTAAACGATTTTTCCGCTGCTGAATATTTCCGTGGATCACAACAATAAAAAGTAAATTCGCTTTTTACGTTCAATCTGCCTGGCTCCACATCTCCTACACTTGATTTCGTCCCGATAAAATATTTATCCGGTTCATCTGCAAAAATCAGCTTTGCCTGTTCCTTATTTAAGATTCCAGAGAGTTTGTTGAATTTTTCCTGAAACTCTCTAGGAGATGTGCAAAGCAACTGGTATCCAACTGTAATACTTCTGGTTGTATCTCGCTTTCCCGTATACTCGGACCCATCCACAAGATCAATTTCTCTCTCCGAAATTTCCGATCCCAAAAGCTCACGACCGGTCACGTACAGAGTTCTGTATCCATCAATCAAATTTTCAATATATGTCCCATCAATCTGCAGAGCCTCACTCGGCAGGGAACTCTTGCTCCCCGCCTTATTTGTATCCACAAACTCATACATGGCTTCTTTCTCCTTTCAGTCTCATCTTCATGCTCTCACGTCTTTCCAGATCTTTCTGCGTAAATTCCGCCGTAACACGCGCTGCTTCTCTGCCGTTATATTCAACCGGCACAACGATTGTGTATGTAACATTTCTGTTATAGGAATAATCACCGGAAAGTTCAGAATCCAAAGCACCTGAAGCTCGCATCCTCATATCTGTGTATAATGTTGGGATCTCCACAATGCTCTGCGTAGCTTCTGCAACCTTTCTGGACATCGACTCAATTCCAAGTGCAAATCCCTCTCCTACATAGACACCCAGCCCGGCAAATACTCTTGAAGGACTGTGAATTTTCGCTTTTGCCCTGACTGCCGCATCTGCAGCCGCAGCCATTTGCGCTGCAACTGATCTGATATATCCAAGTGTAGATGCCATGCCTTTTGCAAGTCCCTGTCCAATATACACGCCGCAAGAATAAGCACCAGATGAAGTGCTGTTAAGTGCTGACAAAATGGACGTTGACATTGATCTCGCCGTAGAAGTTGCCCTACTTGCACCGGAGGATAGAGCGGAATTAAATTGGCTCATTGCCTGCGTTGCAATATTCGTCAGCATTGAAATAAGTTTATTAGCAGATGACGTAATTTTAGAAACACCACGCTGCACGGAATTAGCAGCTGAATTCATACCGTTAGTAAGCGCTTTTGAAAATTGCGCCCCGGCTTTCGCGGCCGAAGAATCCAGTTGTGCTACCAGCGCTTCCGCACCTGCACTAATAGAAGCAAATGCTGCCATGATACTGCCAGTATCTATAACAGGAATTGAAAAACTTGCTAATGCTCCGCTAATCATAGCCATGCTAGTAGGAATTTGAACGGCCGTTGAATTTAGTTGCGTAAGAGTTCCTGAAAACATTGAAATCTGCACCGATGCAATTGTAATTGCTCCAATAACTCCGTTAAGTCCATCTGCAACGGTACCAATTCCTTTTCCTTTTGCAGAAATTTCTCCGAGACCAATAGCTACCGATCCGAGTGCCTTTGCTATATCTACAATAGATAGACTAGCAATCGTGTTGATACCGTCAGCTACGCTCTCGAATCCTTTGCCAGCATTTTTGGCAGAGTTTCCGATTGAGTCAATGATTCCAGCAACAGAATCCAAAACACTGGAAAATCCACCACTAATTGAATCTATAACTTTCGAAATCCCGTCTGTGACTTTTTTAAACCCATCCCCTAATGAATCAATAACACCTGTAATGATGTCCCCGGCAGTTTTAAAAATATTTACAAGTGTATTGCCAACAACTGATACTATTTGGCTAACTGAATCAGAAACAGTTGACACAAAATTTCCGAATACTGGGAAGATAGCTACGATAGCACCAGTGATTACCCCTATTACTTGAACAACAACATCTCCAAGTATTTGAATTACGCTTCCTAGTGCTTCAACAAAAGGCGTTGCCAGAGACATTCCAGCACCAACCATAAGGATGGTTGCGCCGAAAGCAAGCATCGCTGGTATAGCAGCTGTCAGAGCCGTCCCAAATACCGCAAATACTGCAACCAAACCACCGATAACAACTCCGAATGTTCCCATTGCAACAGCTCCGTCTGTACCAGTTTTAGCAAGAGGTGTCATGGATAATGCCATTGCTGATACCGCACCAGCAAACACCGCAATGCCAACTGCACTTTCCTGCAGTTTCTTTCCCATAGTTCCAAGTATGATTGCTAAACCACCGACAACAACTCCGAATGCAGCAAGCGGAGCAACAGCGGTTGTTCCTAATTCTGCCAGCGGTTTTACCGCAAGTGCAAAACCAGCTAAGGCGCTTACTATTAAGGCAATACCAGCACTTTTTTGAAGTGAATTAAAGCCTTCTTTTAAAGAGGTTACTCCTTTTACGCTCGTCTTGCTCGATACCTCAACTGCTCTCTGTCCTTTGGAAATTCCGAATAATTTCCCAGCGATTTTACTTATTCCAGCTCCGGCAAGGCCGGCAATTGCACTCGTGAATGTGCCTACAAATGGAGCAACACTTTTCGCAATCTTAAAGCCTTTATATGCAACGAAAAGCTGTGGGAGTTTTGATATCACTTTCGCGATGGTCTCCGAATGTTCTTTCAGGAATCCGGCAAATGTTTGCAATGCCCCACTCGCAGAGTCCATTACACCAGCAAAAGAACTGATGCTTTCCGTGGAGCCAAATGCACCAGTAATCTTCCCCAAATCTTCTCCGATTGCAGAAAAGGCGTCTCCAAAAGCAGCCTTTATTTCGGAAACCTCTGTCTTTAAAACATTCCAGTATCCACTTGCTTTATCGAGAAATCCAGTTAATTTCCCTGCGATTGCATCTCCATCAAGATCTCCAATTTTATTGATTATCCCGTCCAAGGACTTAATTGCTCGGCCAGATAAAACATCGAATGATGGCGCAAGTTTATTACTTACTGTTTCAGTCAACCCGTCCATCGCCTGATCTACGGTCTTATATTCTGTTGCAAGCTTCGTAAACGCGTCATTTGTGCCGACTTTTGCGATAGCATCGAAGAAATCTTCTGTCGCGATTTTCCCGTCCTGCACATTCTGTACAAGCTCCGTGGTAGTCATACCCATTTCTTTTGCGACTGCTGATATACCAGCCGGAGTCTGCTCAATCATGAGTTTAAAGTCCGCCCATGCAACTGTTGGCTTTGCTGCCATCTGTGTAGCCTGCTGGCTTAAAGTCTTCATTGCCTGTTTTGGATTCTCAGCCGCCGCAGCAAGCCCTCCGAATCCCTTTACAAGCTTGTTCGTGCTTTTAATCCCAACTGCACTCAACTGAGCATAAGTACTCGCCATATCAGATGCACTATAAATCGTATCTTCTGCAAACTCTTGCAATTCCTTTTTTACAGATGCAATCTCGTCAGCACCTTTTCCAACCATCGACATGTTTCCATTAAATGTTTTCCATGCAGCGCTGGAAGAATTTAACTCTGACACCATACCACCAATACTGGATGTGACAGCACCAAATGCCTTTTGTCCAATTCCGGCCATGATTCCAAATCCGATTCCACTCGTGAGCGTGCTTTTTAAATTGCTTACGGTACCCATTGCGGATTTGAAAGCAGACGTAAATCCCTTATCCTGTGCAGACAATATTGCCTTCACGGAAAAACTTTCTGCCATGCCATCACTCTCCTTTCATCATTCTGCCGATTATGTCCAATCTTTCATTTTTTTGCTTTCGGTTCCTCACACGATCTACTTCTTTTTCGTAATCAAAGAATTTTCTGAATCTCTGATACACTGGTTTCGACCTATTCTTTCCAACCTTTTTCTCTGCTTTTACAGCAAAATTTAAGAATGCCTGCAGATGATTTCGATAGTCCTTATCTACTTCTCTTAGCTGCACAGCTTCCATAAGCAGGGTGTATTCCGGGATCGTCAACCTGTCCACTTCTTCAAAGCTCTTGAAACCCAGATACCGAAAACAATTCAAAGCTGCTTCTTTGTAGTATTCTTCAAACCCTACACCATCAACTATCTTTTCCGTGCTTCTTCCTCTTCTATCCTCTGTTTCTCTTTCTCCACAGCATCCACCAACTCTTTCGTCGTCCTCTTCGTAGCATTCGCACTCTTTAAGAAACCCATTACTGTATCTGTAAGCTCATCGATATCTGTATTCTCGTCATCGATATAACCATCGAGCAGATTTCTTGTTACTCTTGGGTTCTGCCCTTTATTCGCAACATCAAGAATATTCACAAGAGCTTCTGGATCTCCATCCATCAAATTCATAAGCGCGTACCGGAACCCCACATCTTTTTTAACTCCAGGTGCTCCATCTATCGGCACATTTGTCTGCTTGTTTATCTCTCTCAAAAATCCCATTCCAAAGTTAAACTGGTACACCTGTCCGTTAATTGTTAATTCCATCATTTTTTATTCCTCCATTAAAAAGAGAGCGGTCTTGCCGCCCTCTATGTACATGATCTATTCTTTTCCTACTTTTGCCTTTCCTACTTTACCTCTGCCGATTAAGGCTACATCGTCAGAGGGCATTATTCCCCCTCTTTCACGCTGTCCTTAAACACGTAATTCGCGATTTCCTGCTGCTGCGTTGTCACGGTTACATCTCCGCGTTTACCTGATCCGTTGATGCCAAAAGTAAGGGATACTTCCACATTCTCATCTGCAGAAGACGTGACCTCAACTTCTGTGAGATATCCTTGGAAATACATTCCCTTAAATTTATTCGGACCCGCTTCCGCTGCTTCTTCAAGGTTTACTTCCCAAATTTCAAGAAGTTTATCGGAATCCATAGCGTCCTCAAGTTCTGTGATCAATTTATCGCCTTTTGCCAAAACCGCAGTGGCTGTAATTTCTGTCTCCGCAGCTCCTGGTGTACGGATTGTACCGTCTTTCGTTGCAGTAGAATCTGCATCCTTACTCTTGGTTCTTCCATTCTCCGTTGTAAACGCAAGATTCTTTGCTGCTTCCTGTTTCGCTTTTTCTGCAAGGCGGTACAAATATACAATTTTCTTGCCAGATACCGCCTCTGCAAATAACTGTAATCCTGTCTCAAACATGCTTTTTCTCCTCTCTGTTAACTAAACTTAAATTCAATTTCCAACACCCCGTGCAATAAAGGTTGTTTTGTTGTTGTATCCGGAAGTATCCTCTGGTTTACATTCCGGACATTCCATGCAAAATTTTCGGTATGATCCAGTCTTCTGCATGCGCTTTTGATCGCCAGCAGCATTTTTGACACCGTTCCCCTCTGTCTTGGATTGTTGTGCCAGACATGAATTGTCTGATACACATTGCCAAACACAGCCGTTTTATTGGCATCATCTGACTGTTGGCTATCTGCGAGATAAACAAAAGGATACGGCGTACCATCCGGCGGTAAGAAGCCATCATATACGTCACATCCTAATGCTTTGATCTCTGTAAGTAATTCTGTAAATAATTCTTGCTGTGGATCCATGTCTCACCTCACAAGCTTTTGTAAATCTTTTTCAAACTGTTTCTTCTGCTCCTCAAATGCAGGCTTCATATATGGCTGTGCTTCCATGAAGCGGGTTCCTAGTTCCACGTACACAGAATAATCAGCTGTTGACTCTACGGTGGCAGTCATTCCACCGTCTGAAATCTCCAAGCCGATGTTGTTCTTAAGATTGCTAGTATCTACCGGAGCCTTCCTCTGTGCTTTCTTTTGCATCTCAGAGCCGTTCAATTTTACGGTGGTCTTCACTGTACTCATATCCATACGCTTTTTTAAACCTTTGCTCATCTTCACAATTCCCTCAAACTTAATTTCTGCCACTTTGCACCTCCGATACTACAAACACATGCTTTGTTCGAAGTTTCCGCTCAAAATCCACTCCGTACACTTTCCTTCCGACTCTGATCCGGTGGAATATTTCTGCATAATGAGTCTGCAATTGAATTGTAAGACTTCCTTGTTTAATGCTGCCATAAATCAGGTTCATCGTTTCTGTTCCGGTATCTGAAACGCTTCCGTACTTCTTCACTTCCGTCACGTGGTCATCTGCGTAATCACCAGTATCTGGATTGTACGCTCCATGTTCTACCGTCTGAAAATATACAGCTTTATCATACCTCATAGGAATCGCACCCTCCCACGTTTTACCCCGTCTACAGAGTCAAGATACGCTTGTATTTCGTCCATATAGGCGGAAAAATCATTTTCATTGTACGTAGTACTTTCTCCAGCCACGCTATGTGAGGACATGCCCTCAGAGCCAATGCGGTTAAACCGGATCACTGCCACATCCGTAACGATATGCTGCATACTCGATGGCACTTCCATGCCACCAAGAAGCAGTTTCAAACGATTTCGCACAGATTCCAGAATCAGTAAAAGCTTTTCATCGGAATCCCTATCGGAAACGTCAATTCCCAGAAGAATTTTTAAATCATCCAACATTCAATTTCAACTCCTTACGAATTCGCCATAATCCCCTGTTTTTTCATCTCCGCAAGAATCGCATTGATTTTGTTTTTCAGATCAGTCGCTGTTTCTGTCGACAAATCTGCAATCAAAGCCATCTGTTTCACACCGCCGAGCGTTGTTTTATTCGCCGCTGGAAGAGTGTAACTTGGTCCCGCAGGTCCCTGTGCGCCCGGATCTCCCTTGTCTCCTTTCGGTCCTACTGCTCCTGCTGGTCCTGCCGGTCCAACCTGCTCATTCTTCACGCCCTGCTCTAACTTATTCAGTTTCTCTGCTGTAATAACGTCTCCATCGCTCCATGTTGTTGGTGTATATGCCATATCTACTACCTCCGTTATATTATTTCGCTTTTCCTACTTTTGCCTTTCCGATCTTCCCACTGCCAATCAAGGCGGTATCGTCAGTGGGTACTACCCCACCGACACTTTAACTACAGCTTTCTTGTTGTCATTCGGAATAAATTCTCCAGCCTTACCAGCTCCCTGCAAAGCTACACCGTCAAAATCCTCGGATTCGATCGTTCTCGCTGTGTTAATTCCAGTAAATGCTTTTGCAACTCCGGCAATATATGCATAGGCACATTCTTTGGACTGGAAGAGCTCATCCGGAATCTCCTCTACAAGGAATCCCTTGAACTTCACAACCTCATTGCCATCAATGTTTACAGTAGAGTTTTTAGCAGTCGTATTCAGAGGATGATCCACAACGGCATTGTACAGATCGGAACAAACCTTAATTTTTTTCGTTCCAACTGCTTCAATATTATTGAAATACTTAGAAAGTTCATTGAACAACTTCAAAACATTGTCTGCCGTATAATCAGCAACGCTTAAAGTTTTTCCGGCAGATGTGGAAATAAATTTTCCATGCTGCTTATTAAACTGCTTTGTTTTTGCCCGAGACTGCAGTTCCAAGCGATCTGCTACCGCAACATCAAAATCATTATTTACGGTGTGGCGGTCAATCCCCTCATGGAAATTCCATCCCCAAGAGTAATTAACCGGTGTGTTAGTGTAAATAATCTCTGTTCTTTCTCCGAAACGGCTAGAATTACCGGTTCCCGTTCCAAAAGCTTTCGTAGCTGTTTTATCGTACCCAGTTCCAACCACAACCGGAATGTCTGATGTTTTTACATAAAAGGCTGTTTCGTTTTCTCTGACTCCATCCAGTGCCTCAAGTTCGCCGCCGAAAAAATCCGCGAAATAGGACATCTTTTTAAATACTGCCTGCAAAAGACTTTTAAACTCAAGCTGGTAGCTCCTTATCGGCATATCATTGTTGTCTCCTGCCGCAAATAACTGTAACATCATAAATTCTCTATTCTTCATCTTCACATTCTCCTTATTTATACTTTGCAAGTCTCTTTTCAAATTCAGACAACTGGCTTCCTGAGTTCGTCATGGTTTTTGGTGTAGTTCCGGTTGCTCTGGCGATCTCGGCTTTCTTAAGCTGGTATTCCACGATTTTTACAAGCTTATCAATTTTTGCATTCGTATCATCAGCGTCATTCCCTACAACAAAATCAAGAACATCCTGCGTTGCTTCAATTCCTTTTTCTGCAAGAATGCCTGTGGCGCTTCTGCTAAGCTCAACCTTTGCAGCCTCCTGCTTCAGTTTTTCATTCTCTTTTTGCAACTTCTCGATCTCGTAATTCTGTTTCTGCTCAGCATTCATTTTTGCCAGCTTTTCTGCCTCTTCCTTAGCACTCTTTACCGCCTGTTCCTGCTCAGTTTTCCATTTTGCGAATCTTTTGTTTACAATCGCATCCACATCCTTGTCTGTGTACTTTTTTTCTTCCCCGCTATCATCAGATGTGTTTTCCGGATTAACACTATCTTTCACCGCATCAGGTTCTGCTGTGTGATCTACGGTTTCTTCTGCAAATAACTGCAGCATTCTAAACATCCTGCTCTTCATTTTTCTTTACCTCCTAAAAGTTTAATGACATTCTTCATGGTCCTTTCCCCTAGCTTTTTACGCCTTCAAGACTTGGGCGCGAATTACATAATTGCTACATAATCCGGAAACTCATCGGCAATCAAGCGAATGCCAACGAAAAAGGAATCCACCAGAGTTTTTGATTTCTCTGACAGATTCCTGTATTCTATCTCAGCCTTTCCGGGAGATATTCTGTATTCTATTTCATCATCCGTTAAGTCATCAATCGACTGGATCAGCGTCTGCGTAAGCGCCGTAACGCCAGCACAAACAATGTCTTTTCCAGGTTCTGCGTGCCCGGCGTGTCCAGAGATTTCGATTCGCTCTGGTCGAATTCTTACCTCAATCAATCGTTATCGCCCCCCTTCGGCGTGAAACAATTGTGGATTATCGCAATGTAGCATATACAACGCATTTCCAAGTTTCTCAACCTGCTTCTCTTCCAGTTCAATACTGTACATTTCATCAAGTGCATGCAACAATTCATGTACTAAAGTCGATTTTTTCTGTTCTTCTGACGCATCTGCATTCAGGACGATTTTCTCTGGGAGATACTGTATCAGCCCATACAAATCGCCTTCTTCATCATGTAGATTCTGTTGTTCTTCTACTGTATATTCTTTATATAAAACTTTTACTTTCTCTGGTATGCTCATATCATTCACGCTTCCTTCCTTAAAAATAGGTATAAAAAAACCACCAGCCCGCTCGACCGATGGTATTACATTGCATCAATTTCTACTTCTTTTACTAGATCGTTTAATGATTTTCCGCTATAAAATTTATCATTCATAACCTCATCTACATTATCATACTCTTTCGTATCATCACCATGCCACGCTTGATACGTTGGAATGTAATCTCTGACTTCAACTGTCACTCCCGATGCCAATCCTTTGTAAAAGAAAGAAATATCATTGCAACACTCAGATAAAATTTGTCTTAATTCATCTTTATTCATAATATATCGCCATTCTCCTTTCTTTCCTCTTTGCTTAATTCGCGAGTTGTCTTATTCTTCAGTCTACCATCATCTCCCCATGTATAATCATGTACGTGTTCCCCATGTTCTCCATAAGGATGCTGCTTGGGATTCCCATGCGCAGTTGTATGGATATCTTTATATTTTAATTTTGACTCTCCGTAAAAAGCTCTTACATCTACTTTTCCATCTTTTCCAATGTGATCTATTACCATTCCCGCCTCTGCCATTTTAGGAGGACCAGAATGTCCGCTGACTGTTCTATCTGCCTTTATTATACCAGAATCCGTTTTCTTTTCAACCCTCTTCTTCCAAGTTTCAAAGTTCATCCCATGTTCAGAATACCCGTCCAGCCACTCATGATACTCTTTATCATCCGTATATGCCGCTGTACTGCACCGGCAGCGTGGATGCATTGGATGTGCATTTTCTCCGGGCATCATTTTCGATACCTTGAAATGTTTTCCGTCTAAAGCCCTGCAGATCTGGCAGGCTGTCGGCTCCGCGATAAACTCATACTCATCAAATCCATTGCGGATATAAGACTGTTTCTGCGCTTCTGCCTGCACCCTTGACAGTTCCGTTATCATCAGTCGCTCTGCATTTTCCCGGCTTACTCCAAACAGTTTGGTAAGATGTTTTGCCAATACTCTTGGATTCTTTCCCTGTATCAGACCTGTTTGTAAGAGTTTCGATAATTCGGCTTTAAGCATATCCTGATACATCCAAATACGGTCCGAATATTTTGCATTGTGGAATGAAGCATTTGCAATTGCATGTGCCATCTTCGCATTGTTCTGAATGGATTTGCCAAGAATTCCAGCCTGCCTTTCAAATTCTTCCAGCGTTTTCTCCGTCAGGATCTGGTCAAAATACTTCTGAAGCTCATCAAATCCACCGACAAGATGCATTCCGATATTTGCTTTCAGCATTTCAAGCCGGTTAATCTTCATAGCTGCGTTATAGAGTCTCATTTCCTCATTGGCTTCCTTCGAAAAATCCTTATCCTTTACATACTGCTCCGCCTTCCGGCTGTACGCATCAATGTCCATTTTGGATACTCGCTTCTTCGCTTCTGCAATTGTGATTCCCTCTGCTTTTGCATATCGCGTGTAAAATCCATTGATCTCTTTCTGGATTTCATCCATCATGTTCGCATAGATCTTCTCAATCTCTTTCGCGTATTCAGCTTCGTCCTTGATATTCTTCTTCCGCTGTTCTTCCTCTCTATTCTTCCAGTACGTCCTGCTGCTCATCTGCCGCACCTCCGAACATCCGCTTCTCTACGATTGTTTGCTGCTTCTTTTCTTCCTCTTTCTCCATTCGATCTATCTCCTCTGAAACATCCTTAACGATCGAGAGGACCTGCAGCTGCGTTTCCTTGGACACGATGCTTTCAAGCGCCTGTGCTGTCTGCGCTTCTTCAAGGAGATTCTTCGGGATATTTCTGCTCATTGTAAAATCAATATCTTTCCATGCGTCCCGATCTGACACATTCGTTGCAAGGGAGCAAAACAGCTTATATCGTTTCCTCATGGACTTTTCAACTTTACGGTCAAATGTTAGTGCAAGATTGCTCATGGACTGTAATTTGTATGCGAGAGAAGTTCCGGAGGCATTTCCAAACGATTCGTCTGAGATATTCGCTACCATACTTGTCTGATAAATCAAATCCTCGAGCCGATTCAAAAGATTTTCCTGTGTTCCGTCTGCCGTAGGTTTGCCAAGAAACTGCACGATAATATCTTTTGCATTGTCTGTACCATAAAGGTTTATAATCCGGTTGTCGCGAATTTTATAAACGCCTTCCTCGTCCAGTTCGGCGCCCAGCACTGCAAGATACGCTTCTGCGAAAGAATCTACATCATTCGCCTTTTCTCCGATCACTCGGTTGTATGTTTCTACCATGCCGGCAACTTCTTCATACAGACCGATTCTCTCATCGTTCAACACGTATTCCACGCAGTTAATACGCCCGTAAGGATTCGGTATACTCTCCTGCATCTTTTCTCCATCGAATGGGATTATTTCTGTCCTTGTAAGTATCTCACCATACCTTGTAACATTATCGTCCTTTTTTCCATATCTGACAGCAAATAGAGCGCGGCTCTTTACGGTATCATCGTAGACAACAAACAGTTCTTTTGGATTGCAGACTACTGTCTTTGTCTTTGCTTCTTCGTCTTGATAGAAATACTCAAATGCATGTCCGTAGATGCAACATTTCTTCACCAGTTCGTATTCCTGGTCAGAAATATCATTATCACGGTCAAATTCAAGGATCGCATCTTTTATTTTTTCGTCCGGATGCGATTTTTTAACCGGAATCCCATAAGCATATCCCAAAAACGTCTCTGTGATATACCTTGGGAAATTCACCGCCAGTCGGTTATCCGGCTTCCATGACTCCTTTTCCGGAAGACGGAATACATCGTGAAATCCTTTGTATAGATTCTCAAGATATCTGTACCTTGGCATTCGTTCTTCGTGCTTGCGAATATACTCATCTACTAATGTCATATTGATTTCTTTGTCGGCGGAACATAAAAGCGGTTCCGGCAGTTTGTATGGTCTTTTCCCATTCATTTTATATTCCTCCTCTAAAGGTCTTTAACTTCACTTTGCCTTTTCTCTCCTGCTCAATAGAATATCTGAGCATTGCCATTGCATCATCAAAGAAATTCACTGGCTCATCTGTGAAGGTGTTCGTCTTCTCATCTTTTCGCCATTTCCATTGCTGGATCTCCTTAATCGTATTTACGCAAGACGGATGTATATGGATTGTATGCTGCTTTAAGTAATCAATCTGCGCTTTTACACTGTTCGGCTCTTTCTTGACCGGACATGCTCTGTATCCTGCTTTCTGCCACATCTTAATCCTGTCTGGCTCAGCAGAATCACAATACATGGTAATTCGCTTCTGGAATTTTCCCTCAGCCAGCTGTATGATTTCGGACGTATCTTTTTCAAATACATACAATTCCCGGCATAAGTAGATATCTCCATCCTTGAATCCAATCTCCCCGATACAGTTCGCATGGTTGAATCCAAAATCCTGTGAATTTACCATGTAATCAAATCGATCAGAAGATGTGTTGAATTCCTCGACCACATAATTTGTAAGAATCAGACCGCCAGTTTCTCCCCATTCACCGAGTCCATAAATCCGATATCCATCAGGATCCCGTTCTTTACGCATCATCATGCGCCGGTGATACGCTTCGTCTATGAACCGGTTCTGCAGGTATGTAGACTGGTGTGTGTATACATCATCACTTTTTATGTCGAAATATTTTGCTTTTAACCAGTGCGTTGCTGACACCGGATTGAAGCTGAACGTGATCTGATAATACAAAAATGGATTGAATGACAAGTCGCCTCTGAGTCGGTCATCGAGAATATCGACATCCGCTTCATATAGCTCCGTTGCTTCTTCAATCCATATCCATGTTAATTTTCCGACATCGAATGTGATGGACTTTACTTTTTCTCGCTGTCCATCGTCTTTCATTCCTCGAAAAATCACTTTATTTCCAGTTACTTTAGAGATCAGCTCCATTGGATTGCTTCTGATCTGCCAGAATAATCCCGCTTTATCCCCGTATATCTTGTATATTGCACTCTTCAACTCCGCATAAGTACTATCTTTGTTTGTTGTGTCTACTTTCCGGACGCACAGAAGATTCGCACCTTTGTACTTCGGATCACCAAGTTTGATGATAAAATTCTGTGCAATGTTTACCGACTTTCCGGATCCGGCAGAGCCTTTTGCCAGTCGATATCGTTTCTTGCACTCATTAAACTCTTTGAAATTTCTGTTAAATCCAACATTAACTTTCTTCATCCTCATCACCATAGTCTACTACAATCTTCATGTCCATATCTCCTGCTACATCCAGCTTGTCATTCCACATACCTAAATGTCTGCCGAGAAGCTCAAGCGCCTTTACCTTGTCGCAGGGCTTCTGTTCCAATCCATCGCGCCCCTTTTTAATCGTTCCGAGGGCTCGCTGCTGTTCCTCCGTAAGGTTATCTGTAAGTTCCAATTCTACGGTCCGATACAGAATCGGTTCTCCGTCCTCTCCTACGAGTGGAATAATATTTCCATCTACTTCTGCTGTAGCCTGTTTCTCAACTACTTTCGCGTAGTCAGAAGCCTTGGAAAAAGCAATCGCAGCTAGTTCCTGTAGCACCATGTCCTGGGTGATCTCCGTTCGTTTCTGCCGTTCTTCCATTCGTTCTGTGATATATGTTTGAATCCGAGTATTTCCGAGTAATTTTCTCGCTGCTGCATCTGCCGAACTATCTTTTTTGCAATTCGGATACGCCGCGCGGTAAGCCCGTGTGGCATTTAGATCAATCAAGTACTCATCTGCAAATATTTTCTGTTTTTCTGTCATAGGACTCACCACCTTTTAAGCATAATAAAAGCACCCATCTCTGGATGCTAAGAATTTAGGACTACTGCAAAATGAAAGAATTATAACAGCAACAAAACCAAAATAACCAAGTACACAATCAAAATTTATAGGAAAAAGGAGTAACTTGCAGTAGTCCACAACGGGTATAGCAGGACTCGAACCTACGACACATCGGTTAACAGCCGATTGCTCTACCAATTGAGCTATACACCCGTAGGATGCCTTTTATTGACACCCTTTACCCTATCCGCACTCGGGTACTGACACTAAATATAGATTGCTGAATCTATTTTTGTTTGTTTTGCAGATCTGCGGATATCTGCGTTTTGGTACCATTTGTGATGTAAAGCCGGTGTGCACTCCCACAGCAACCCCCAGCTGGTAAGCCGCAAACCTTACATCACAAAACCGTGTGCAGGGATCGAACCTGCTTGTCCCAACTGACCACGGCATAAAAACACCGCCAGACAAGAAAGGGTAAAAGTCCGGCGGTGTTCTGAATGTTTGGAAAGATTGTTTTAGAACAATATACAATCGTTCTAGAATAATTATAGCATAAGTAAAATATAAATGCTATAAATCTTTAAGCTGTGCGCTTATAATCTGCGATACTCGCGCCTGGGTATATCCAATTTCATCTGCGACTTTTTGCTGGGTTTTCCCCTCAAGATAGTGCAACTCGAATATCTCCTTAATCTCCGGATCATCAATCCCATTTATGTAGTCCTCGACTTCTTTTTGCTCTTTCAGAATCCGCAGCCTGTCCGCTTCTTTTCTTCTGATCTGACGTCTTATATTCTCTTCCTCGTAAGGATCATACATTTGTACAGATGTTCTCACTTCGGTGTACGGAAAATCTGCGCTAGATCCCGTTACCTTCCCCATGACAACAGTCGATTCCCGTTCACTGAGTTCTTGTATCTGGTTCTCAATCCGGATAAGTCTATCTTTGTTCGGTCTATACTTTTTCAGTGTTTTCTTGTCCAACTCAATCACCTCCCGGGATCCGCTCTTTTATGTTGTATTTCTCTGCTATGTACTCCACAGCGTCCTTATTCGCCCTCTCGCCGCCTTTAAATTCGCAGGCAAAGGCTTTATGCCCCTTTTGCTTTAAAGCCGTCTCACAGGGCTTCCTCGTTGCCATCTTGTATGCTTCTATCTTTCTCACGGGGTCTGCTGTCTCCCTTCTGTGTTTCATGGTTTCTCTGGTCATGCCGTCACCTCAATTTCCTCTCCTGTCAGTTCTTCCAACTTCTGTCGCATTTCTTCCACTGTCATTTTCTTTGGTTCTTTGCGCTCCCAGATGAGTTCAAGGTTGCTTTTAATAAACACATCTTCTATGCGTCTGAGTGATTCCGGAGTAATCCTATAGACTTTAACGATGTCTCCTCCTGTATAACCTTCCCATTTCAAGTCATCAGTGTAACCGTCTATACGATTGTATGCGCCTTTTCTTACTGTCTTCCCAGCCAATACAAGATACATGTTGCCATCTCTTTGTTCAACTACCATCCCATCTTCCAAATCTGCCTTGGTAAATTCTTTGTCCATGTAATCACTCCATTCCAGGATTTTATAATTGCACTTTTCTGCAAAATCTAAAGATGAATATTCTCCATCACCGTAATAACATGTTCTTTCGTTGTGCGCATCATATTTTGTATTTTTCAAATAACTTTTTCCGCTACACCACTTCATCCTATGTTTGTGCATCTGCTTGCAGAAGTCTTTCGCTTCTTCCTTAGTCTTACAGTGCACCGCAATCTTATTGTATTTATTTTTAAATTCATTCCAGTTAAACTTTTTCATCTTCCTACCTCACTATCTTTCGCACAATCCAATCCAAAAACACCACAAATAGCAGTATCGGGAATCCCGCAGCCATCAGGTAATCCGCACCTTCTAGTTTTACATCCTCTTCCAATCCTGTCTTTAAAGTAATCACGGTTCCCAGCCCCAGGATGTAGTACAGAGCCAGGAATGCGATTGTGATTAAAATGTCCATGCTATTCCTCCTTGTATGGTTCTGGAAGTGGCTGCCATGCAAATATTACCCCGTCATAAATCCCATAATCGTCATACCAGAGACCATATTCATCCTCTTTTTTAAATCTCATTCTCTTTACCGGATATTCTTCATCGTCACACGTTGCAAGATATACACCTTCTTTCTTAGGCATATTTTGTTCTGTGTAAGGGATCCAGTCATTATCTTTCTTTCCGTCCTCGTATCCTTTTTGATACCATTTTCTCCGGCTACATTCTCCACACTTCGAAACGTCGTCCATGTGAGAGCGGATAATGCTACTAATTTCGGTTGCCATACCTGTAGCACCTAACGCAAATAGTACATTGTGTCCAACCACATATTTTTTCTCAATTTCTCTTATCTCTTCCAAAATCTTCTCCAGTACGTTCATAACATCTACACCCCTCTCAATGCTTTTTCATTTCTTAATCTATGCCACAAAGCAACACCACTGTTATCCGTGTCGATTTCATTTTTCCATTTATCCCAATTTGCCGGAATAAATTCAATCCACTCTTTGTCTGGTAAGGAAATGGAAAGATTGTCTCTCGCTTTATCATCTACATTTAAAGGCGGTTTCCACAGATTTATGTAATATATTTCATATAAATTCATATCTGCTTCAGTATTGAACTCTGTATATTCAATCTTTGTCACGTTATGGATATCTATCGCTCTATGCATTGGTTTCGCAAACATATGTCCTCTAATCCTAGCTTGTAATGGTTGCTTGGTTCTTCCAACATACGCCAGACAATTTCCATACCAAATTCGATATAAAATAAAACCTTTTGGACTTGACATCACTCCGCCTCCAACAATCCCGCTTCTATAAATACACCTTCTAATAACTCACTCATTTTATTAGTATCAACGGTAATCGGCTCACGCGGAAACTCTTCCTGATTTCCACAGCACGCATACAATTTTGCAATTAAAATATCATATTTTTTCATCACTCCACCTCCTCATATTCCGGACACTCCACACAATACTCATACATGTCCTTATCTGCACACTGTATATTACAAATATCGTTGTCCGGACATTCTATGCAGCAATAATCGTGTCCGCATATACTTGTTAATTTACATTTTCCCATCATGATATTCCTCGCTCCAATCTAATCTCTGGCCGCACTTCAGACAGCATTCGTGCTCTTCTGCATGTCCATCAATAAAACATATTGACTCTCTGCAACTTGGGCAAACGAAATAACCTAATTCATAGTCTACTTCTTCTGGCTTTTTCGCCGTATCACGCTCTTTCAACTCATGCATCTGATTCATCAACTTCGCGCACTGGCTGTCCACAAAATCATTCACCTTGTTATACTGGTTCAAAATATCGCACACAAACCGACTCATCTTGCACTCTGCGCATTCATCTTCCAGTTCCATTGCACTTAGCTGATCTGGATACCTGCACAGGTTGTCGCAGATATGCTCCATCATTTCTGCAGTGATCCCGTCCATCCATGTTTCTTCTGTTTTTGGCATTAGTCATTCCTCCGTATCGTCATCTCAATTCCAATCTCATCTTTTATCATCCTCGTATATTCATCCCATGTTGCCATATCGTCCACCAGACACTCTGCTTTCAGGTTCATTCTGTCGATAAATCTCTTGCACCGTTTCCCAGCAAAACCGAACTCATCATGCAGCGTTGCGACTGCGATCACCATCATTGTGTCCAGTGTCATGTTTTTAATCTTCTCGCAGGCAATGTTCAGCTCTTTTCTGGTTAAGGCTGTGTTGATTCCTGTGATATTCCGAAACTGGATTTCTTTTTCCAGTCCCTCGATACCGTCTTTTTTTACAATCTCCCTTGCCAGAATCAATCCCTGTGATCTACCTGCTGTATAATCATCAACTTTTCCCATGTCTACACCTCATATCTTTACAAAAATACAATTCCGTCCCTCTCTTTGTCTTTACATACTCAAAATCTCCGATAATTTCCCGTCCGCAGGAAGAACAGATATGTACTTCATTTTTCTTCGGATTCTCTTTCTTTTTTTTTCATAGCTTACTGTAAATACCTCCGCATCAATATCCGGTTTGGATTCTGGATTGTGCGGTTTATGCTGCAACTCTGCTTTACCCAGCGCTCATAAAAATCCATGTATTCACCGATTCCCTTAAACTTATCCTTTATCAATTTATTGATTTCGGTCTTTTCATACTCCGATTCTTGAATCAATCCTCTTTCTTTCATAAAACGCTTCATCGTCCTGATATCGGCATCGATTCCGCTCTTTTTCGAAATTTCTTTGTATATATGGGTAATTATGCACCCCTCTTTAAGCATTTGCTTTATTTCGTCCAAATACGGCTCGTATAAATCTCTTTTTCTTTCCTGCATTTAATCATCTTCTTTCATTTCATTGATAACCGGTGCCCATGATATTGCCAAGTTTTTGCAGAAATTCAACATAACATGATCATCCCTGTACTTCTCAATAATCCCATCGACATCTGCATTGTATTGACTCATTGAGCCGGTACCTTTATAATTTTTATACGCTTTCCAGAACAAATTCTGGATATCTGTTATTTTTTCGTGCATATTCGCTCCTTTGTTACCAAAATTAATTTAAAGTTACATTTTTTTGTAACCGTTAAAACCCTTGTATTTACTGTGTTTATAGGCATTTTCTAGCTATGGTTACCAAGTTACCACTACTTTTCCTATATAGAGTGCTTCATGTGTTTTATTTCCCACTTTTATAAAAGACATATGTGAGTGAAAACCGATGGTAACCATGGTAACTGGTAACCTTTTACTTAAACGGAAGCTCTTCTTGCGCATCTTCAACCTTTACAAATCCGTCAGAATCCATGCTTTCATCCAATTTCAACCAGACGCATCTCGCTGATGTTCCATTTATTTTTTTTATTTTTGTCTGCCGTCCTGCCTGCACTTGTATCAATGCCTTTTTATCCGCCCACGAAAGAAAAGACTTCTTCGAAAATCCACCGTCTTTACATACTTGGTCAAAGGCTGAACTGTAAAAAATAGCATATCCATTTTCAAGAATCCCCCATTTTTCACAGTTAGTAACTGTATCAAATCTCTGACCGTTCATCGCTACTTTGTCCTGAATGAAGTGATAGCACCGCTCATTGTCAGACAGCTCATTTCGGTCTATAAGCACCTGTTTCGCTTCGTCCATTGAAATATACTGCCCATCCTTAAAAATAAAATCTGTGGCTATTTTATCGGCTGTCAGAACAATAGAAAGTGAAATACTCTGCTTCTGCATCTTATCCGTGTTAAATAATTCCTTCTGAAACTCTTTCTGGATAGAACGAATTTCATCTTCTCCCATTTCTTTGATGATTTCCACGAACTTCTTGCCCGCATGTCCGTAATTCCGTTTTACCGTCTCCGCTGTCTTCTGCGGATCCTGATAAATCTTTTCACCACACTCAACCTCCAGAATTCTGTTGATTGCACCGCCCTGACTGACGTAGCTGCTAAGCGGTCTCTCACCGTTGCAGATCATTACATTCCGCCACCGATTCTCTCGATTGATTCCGAGGTCTTTGTTTGACCGGCTCTTTCCTTTTCCGGAACACAGATCATAAACAATTCCCTCGAAGTTATCCCTGATTCTTGCGGATGTTTTGCTCGTATCGTCCAGAAACATCGGAAGATGATTCAGCATATCCGCTTTCGCTTCCAGTGCAACGTCCGTTGTTTTAAAGTCTCCAATATATCTGCTTTCGTCTGGATTCGCCCACACAGATGCGGCTACCATGAGAGAGACTGTCTTTCCGCCCTCAGTTTCACCCCACAGATCCACGAAGAAAGGGAGTCCACCCAGAATATAAACCAGCACACTTGCGAATGATGCAGCCAACAGGAATTTTACCTCCATTCTTCCAGTTTCCCTCAGTTCTCGAACGTGATTCAACCACACATCGAAACTGCCATGCTCCGACACGCTTTCAAAGGTCTGCTTAAACCGATTGTCCCCATCAAAAATAATATCAGTATCATAGGGGATAAACTGATCATTAATCCACCCAAGTTTACTAGTGGAATACTGCACATCTATGTAATCATCGTTTCCATTTTCTACGTCAGCCAGATACTTGACTAGCAATTTTGCATTTTCTGACGTAACTGCAATCCCTCTTCCGGATAATGCCACGATCTTATTCGCTGATGTGATCATCGTTTTGGGGACCACAATATCGTGCCACTGGTTATTTCGCCTGTACGACAGTTTTATTTGCTCTTCCCCGGTCTCCAAGTTTCGCAGCCGCTCTACTGGCAGGATCGGGTGGTAGCAAGCTACTTCATCGACCCTTCCGGAATTCTGTGCGAACACGCCGCGATCATCCGCAATCCAGGCGCCGCAATACATACGATCGTGAGGTCCTGTGAAATTCGTATAGTTATCTACTGTGCAAACAGTTCTGTTTTCCCGTTCCTGTCTCTTCATTTCTCGGTCAGCCTGATTGTATCCTTTCAAAATCTCTTCAAAATCCGACTTGACGCCCAGCTGTTTCGCTCTTCTGATAAGCTGCACTTTTGTTTTTGATCGGAGAATCGGATCTTCCATTTCAAATAATTCAATGAAAACTTCATCATCCAATATGCTGTCTGCATCAAATTCGTTTATTTCTTTCACTTTCTCGCCTCCTTCTCGTTTAATATTTCGTATAAGTACAACTGATATTGCAGAGCATTGCAGCAATCGCACCATACCTCGCTGAACGGTTCTGATTTATTCATATAATCGCGGTACACATCAATCAGAACATTATTCAGCTCTCTTTTTTTCCGAAGCTTTTCCTCTTCTCGCTTTCTCTGTTCTGCCTTCTTCCGGCTCCTGTATATCGCCAATTTCGACTGGAATGTCGGCTTTTCATAAGTTCCACCAAGACTCTGGAACGCTTCTTTGAAATCGACATGATCAATTAGCTGCACGAATGTAAAGATATCTCCATTTGTTCCGCATCCGAAACAATGGAAGCTGTCTGGGTAGATTTTTAATGATGCTCCCTTGTCTCCTTTGTGGAACGGGCAGTGAATAAACCCCGCCCGATTTACATGGAACCCATATCTTTCCACAATCTCTCTCATGCTGTGTGAATGTTTAATCTCTTCTTTATTCATGTCTTTCGTCCAATAACTCAATAATCTTCTTTCCGGTATCGTTTTTCTCGCAAAACAAGAATTCGCATTCATACTTCCTCTGGATGGTACATAGGACTTTGTACAGAGTTCTTCCGGTCATTGCTTTCGTCTTAACAGTTTCCCATTTCCCTGTTTCTTTGTTCCGTTGCCGCTTCGCACCCCTCGGATTTTCCCACCAGATAACATCTTCCAAAGTTTCAATATCTTTTCCGTGCTCAACAAGAAATATGATTTTAATTCCATTTTCATTTGCTTTCACCAGTTCTCTTCTGAATCTTTCGTGGTCTTGACAAACATTGCAGCACACCTCTGTTAAATTCTGTTTTCTGTCAACGACAAGACGTGGGTTGTCATAGTTCATATAATCTCCGACCATTAACTTAGATACTGGATGCTTCACGCCTTTCTCATCAAATGTTTTTATGATTTTTTTAATCGCTCTCGATTTTTCCCTACTGTCTATTTGTATAACCAATAAAATCACTCCTAATTAAACGGCATTTCTTCGTCGATTACTCCGTCCGGAATATTTACGAACCCATCATCATGTGATTCTGATACTCTGTTAGCTCCTGAATTTTGCGAGTTCTTACTCTCTGCGAAACCGACTTGCTCCGCAACAACGTCTGTTGTATAAACCTTTACCCCGTCATTGTTTACATATGATCCTGTCTGAATTCTTCCGGATACTTCAATTTTCGTCCCTTTCTTAAACCACTTTTCAATGAATTCTGCTGTTTTTCCGAATGATACGATGTTTATAAAATCCGCTGATTGCTCACCGTCCTTATAAAATCTCCTGTCTACAGCAATGGAAAATCTTGCAATCGAAAGCCCTGCATCTGTATATCTGATTTCTGAATCTCTGGTTAATCTACCTGTTAAATTTACGCTGTTCATTATTTTGCACCTCCGCATTTTTCTTTTACTTTTTCCCAGTTTTTCAAAATATTATCGTAATGTTTATATTTCATTCCTTCGAATGAGCTAAGGCTGTACAAAGATAATAACTTATCTGCATCAACCCCATCTTCCTTACATCGACTCTCAATAGCAGAGCGTTCTGCGCTGCTTAATAGCTCATTACTCGTGTTTTTTGACTGCTCGCCGGACTCTTTTGATTCTAATTGCCTTACTGTCGCTTCTGATTTACATGATTTTGCAGGTTTGGCTGCTTTTCCTTTCAGTTCTTTGCTGCATTCCTGATCTGGATCATCACCAGTGATAATCTTATAAGCTTTCAACAATGCGTATTTATCCGCATATGTCATCGCTTTCCCCGGTGCCTTATCCTGTGAATCTACTCCATCACCATACGTTTTGATGTCAATGTACTCTTCTGGCATTTCAGCATTAACGAATCTATATGTAGTTTCGATTCTCATAAATAACTGTCTAACTTCGTTGCCCTTTGAATTGACTGAAGTTAAAACGGATGTGTCCATAATATGTCGGTTGACAGGATAACTGTAAACACCGTGTTTTTCTTCGATTGGTTTTACAGCGGCCAGAACATCTGCTTCGCCTACGGCCTTGTAAGAATTTTGCCCCCAACCTACATTCAGATTTTTCGCAACAGCTGTGATTTCTGCTGTAATTGCACTCATTTTTTGATATATATTCATATTCATTCCTCCTTCATGATCCTTGTAATATTTAAAAGTGCCTGCGTCAGATTTGCTATATCCCTTGTCTGGTAATATGTATTCACCTCCCCATTCTCAATCATCCCGAGACGCTCATCCAATAGATCTTCAATTCTCTCCTTGCGCTGCTGCATCGTAATCATAGAGCCACCTCCTCGTACACCCAATTTCCGGAAAAATACCACAGCACAACTGTGACCACCGCCATGTAAAAACTCTCAGCTTCTTTCATGATCTGCATAAATGTTTCCTGTTCTCTTTCCGTACCATTGTTTATTCGTTCGCAGGCGTAAGAAAAGGCATCTTCGTCATGCACTTTCTTTCCTTTCTCTGGTCCGATACCTACATACATCATTCGTCCTCCGTCTTGTCCACTGCCATTTCCAGCAATACCCCAACTAAAATAATTGCATCATCTAGTTGCTTATCTGTTGCAATACCGTCAAACAAATCGTAATCTCCATCAGTAACAAATCCGTTTTCTTGTGCGGTTAAAAATATTCTGCTACCGTAGTTCGAAAATTCAATGTTTACGTACGGATACCCATTCCTACCTTCTCCACGCTCTTGAATCTCAAGAATTAAGTCTAAAAGTTTATGTATTTTTTCTCTATCCATTGCTTATCCTCCTAAAATCTGTTACTATATTCTTGATTTTTTGTCAGAGTACCTACGGCTCCCCAGCCTTTTTGTAGGTGCTCATTTTTAATACCCAAACACCAGATACCACGCCAGTAGCACCAAGATAAACCCGATCACCATCGCACCAGCTCTGATCCAATAAGGCTTGTCCTCTTCTTCCGGCAGATCTACCGATACTGACCGGATATCCCAGCTATTTAAAGTGTTGGGTTGCTGAGTGGTCTGGCAGTGGTAGGTTCCTTTAATTTCCATGTTCTTCCTCCTTTAATTTCACGGATTTTCTTCCTTGATACTCCAGTTCCCTGCAGTAATTGTTTAAACAGGCGATTGCGTGCAACTTTTGCTCCTCAGAATACCAACCAACCCTTTCTGTGGATTCCAGCGTCTGGATGAATTTCTCAATATGATTGATTGTCAGCCTTTTCACAGCTTGTCCTCCCTTCTACCGCCTAGGCGGTTTCCTCTTCTGTCCTCTTTTCGAGTGTGTAATCAATTTTCACATGTTCCTGTTCTTCGATAAGAGATATCAACACTTGTATGATTTTTTCCATATCTGGTTTCATGTCATCACCTATCTTCCTCATAGTTTCTTTCGGTCAGAACTTTCCGGTTTAGCTTTTCTGCAAACAGTTCAGCGTCCGGCAGGTCTCTGATCTCCACCTCTTTACCGTTAATTACTACGATGTTTTTTATAGTCACTTGCACCACCTCTCTAATATGTATGACGGATGGATTGTCCGAGATATGTTGTCCATTCAATCCTATTTGCGCTTAGTTCCAAACCTATCAATTATCAAGTCTGCCACCTAGGTAACAAAGTCCATGTTGACATCAAGTAAATGATCAACAGCTTTTTGGATAATGCTCATAGATTCCCGTGTCACTACAAGACTTGTAACGATTGATGTTATGATCGAGCAGATAACGCTTGCTATTACAATTTCCATGTTAGTCCTCCAATTCTATAACCAGCGTGTCAATAAGGGTTCTTATTGTTTTCACAGGTTTTTCCAAAAATTTTGGGTCTTCTCCGGAAATGCTTCCAGGTTCATATATATTTACTGCCGTACCCATTTCTTTTTGATATACAACTTTCACGAGTACATCGTCGGCAATTAAATTTGCCAAGTCTGACAATCTCAATCCAGACAGTTTTTCAGCTTTAATACTGCCGGCTACAATACCTGGTGTCTTAATGATGCCGTCAAAAATCTGGACATCCATATTTACTGTAAGATCAGCGACGCAATCTCCCTCTTTCTCCTCTAATCTGTATGATTTCACGCAGTTGAGCTTCTTTCCGTCTAAAAATAATCCATTGTCGATTTTTACGTTGCTAAACATTGTCTTTTTCCTCCTTATTTAAATTCTGACTGAAGTACTTCTATCTTCGGAATCAGTTCTTTCAGAGATTGACTTATCTCCTGATCAGTACTCCGAGAATCCATGTAATAGTCATGAATAGTTGAGTACTGTCTTGATATATTCACAACTGAAAATGAAGCAAAAATCACAAAGACAACAAATGTTACAAGCAGGCAGAGGGTCTTGCATTTTAAGCTCTCTACTTCTGTTTTAAGTTCTTCTACTTCTGTTTTTAACGAATTAAACTCAATTCGATCCATCCTCTGCGATTGAGCATTAAACATCTTTCCTGTACGTTTTTCTGCTTCTTGAACGGAATCCACTCCCATTTTTATCACCACATTTCCTACTACTCTGCCCTCTACCATTCCGATAAGTCAGCAGTCATCACCATATCAAACAGTTCATTAAACGTGTCACTGTAATACAACGGCTGCACTTCTTTCTGATTATGAGGACTGACTGCATTCTCGCCGTATTTCAAACCTTTCTCCGTCAGTGATTTGAACTTCTTCACCATTCCCTTACTGGACTTGCGTTCCTTTTCTTCCAAGATTCCGGCAGATAGAAGCTTCTTATTGAACTGCACTGCACTGATTCCGAGATTATTTTCTTTCAGTAGTGCTGTGAGTGACTTCATTTCCCTATTGCCGTTGAACTCATAATTCGGTAAGAATCCTGTCGGAATATGGTAAGAATCATAGAACCCTTTCAGCATCAGCAACTTGCTTGCATCGTTCATTCTTAACATGCTTGCTACCACTTCCAGTGATTCCACCTGTTCTTTTAATGGAATGCCAACGTACTGTGTTCCCTTTTCGATGAAATCTTTCATCTTCTCGAATGCTTCAATATATGTAGCTGTGAAAATGACACCTTTCTTTCCGGTCATTTTGTTGGCGATCATGTCGCATCCTTTCTTTGTGCAGAGGTAACATGGTCTTACTTCTCCCTTTGAATCCGTGTAAGCTGATTCGATGAAGAAATCAACCAAAGCAAAATTGCTTTCGTTAAGATGTTTCATGTACCCTTTGATTTTTCTTATTAAATCTGAATGGTTCATCTGCACCATCATTGCTACTTCTCTACTGTCGGTGAGTAGCTGACCGTTTTGTTCAAATACTGTTAAATTGTTCAT